ACAGTGTTTGAAACATTAAGCACCATTAAAATTAATAAAAAAGATATAGAAAAAAAAGGTCAGTTTAATTATATATCATGGGCTACTGCTTGGGATCATGTAAGTAGAGCTTATCCAGATATTACTTTTACTAAAAAATTAAGTGATATAGATGGTTTTGTGTCAGTTTCTATTACTATAGAAGGCAGAACTCTTACAGAGGAGTTTCCCATATTAGATTATAAAAACAAACCTGTTTTAAAACCTAATGCTTTTCAAATTAATACTGCTTTTCAACGAGGTCTTGTTAAATGTTTAGGTATGTTTGGTTATGGTTTATTTATATATAAAGGAGAAGATTTACCACCTGACAATGTTTCACATGAAACAATACCAGAGCAGCCAAAAGAAGATTATGTTGATGAAGATAATCATACCGATAACATGGAAAAAGAAGGATATAAATTTGCTATTGATAATTTACAGACTTTAGATGAGTTAGAGGTTTGGGGAAAAAATAATGCAACAAAGATAAGTAATTCTAATCATGCTGATTATGTAAGAAAAATTTATGCAAGTAAAATAACTGAATTAAATGAAAGAGTTTAACAACAAAAGGAGAAAAATATGAACTCATATAATACTACTGGTAATCTTGCCAACGACCCAGAATTAAAAAAAGTTGGAGAAACATCTGTATTAAATTTTACAGTTGCTTCTAATATTAATAAAGAGACAGTTGTTTATAATGATTGTGCTTTATGGGGTAAGTTAGGTGAAAGTCTATCTAGCTTTTTAACAAAAGGTAAACCAGTAACCATATTTGGTGAATTATCTGGTATAAATGCTTATGTTAAAAAAGATGGTGATGCTAACGCTACGATAAGGGTAAAAGTTAATTCACTTAAAATGCACGGAACAAATGAAGTGCAAGATGCTACTCCGTCAAGCGTTGAGCCAAATGACGACATTCCGTTTTAAATGGAAGAAGATTTAGTAAACAACCCTCCACATTATCAAGGCGATAAGTTAGAGGCTTTAGACTCCATACGAGCTATGTTAGGAGTAAAAGGTTTTATTGCTTATTGTCTTGGTAATGCAAGTAAATATGTATGGAGATGTACTAAAAAAGGAAACTTTGAACAAGATTTAAAAAAAGCTAAATTCTATATAGATAGGGCTATTTACGAAAATGAACAAATTAAGAAATAAAGATTGTTTAGATAAGACGATAGAAAAGATATGTGATGATTTTAATGTATCGTCTATTGATTTAATATCACGCAGAAGGGTAAAAGAACTGTCGATAGCTAGATGGTTAATATTTAATTTATTAAAAACAAACTCAATATTAAGTTTAGTTGAGATTGGCAATAAGTATGACAAAGATCATACAAGTGTTATTCATGGCATACGAGAAATACAAAAAAGAGAACCAGAATTAATTAGTAAGTATCAATCTGTTTATGAGGATTGTAAAAGATAAAACATGAAAATTACTTGTGAAGATAATATGGATTTGATGGCAAGGTATGAAGATAATTATTTTGAATTAGCAATAGTTGACCCTCCTTATGGTGGAGCAGGTGATACCGAACTAGAAAATGGTAATAGATTTGGCGGCAGATTTGATAAATATAAAACAACCAGAACAGGTGGTACTTGGGCTTCAAAATATAAAAAAGAAATAATTGAATGGGATATTGCACCAAATGATGAATATTTTAAAGAATTATTTAGGGTTAGTAAAAATCAAATAATATGGGGTGGAAATTATTTTGGTTTACCTCCTAACAGGCATTTTTTGATTTGGCGTAAATTAACTATTAGTGAAAAATTTACTATGGCTATGTGTGAATATGCTTGGTCATCATTTAATCTTAATGCAAAATGGATAGAAATTGCACCTCAAAATACTAATAGATTTCACCCAACTCAAAAACCTGTTAAATTATATCAATGGATATTAGAAAATTATGCTGAAAAAGGTGATAAAATATTAGACACACATCTTGGTTCAGGAAGTATTGCTATTGCTTGTGATAAATTGGGATATGATTTAACAGCTTGTGAAATTAATAAAGAATACTTTGATGCCGCAATAGAAAGACTTAAAGAACACAGAAAACAATTAAAACTATTTTAATAAAATTATTTCCAAGAGTCGCCTGACAACCAAGACACGATAGAATGTCGAGTGCCTGATGTAATAGGGTAAACTTTGTGCATGATAAAGCTAGGAAAACAAATTATATCACCCTTATCTCTTGGTATGACAAAATCATCTTCATTATCAACATCTAATTTAAGATCGCCACCCTTGTAATCTTCTGTATCGCTTAACTGTATAATAGTTGTAATTTTTCTATTGGGTCGCATTGTCTTTAAATTTTGCCAGTTAATATCCATGTGACTGTCATATTTACCACCTACTCCATAGGTAAGAAACTGTAGTGGCTCGGCAAAACCTTTGATGTCAAATCCCCAGTAAGTGTCATTAACAGTCTCCGTAAATTCAGCAATAAAACTAGCAACAAATTCTAACTCTTTGTCGTTAGCTTCAAAAGCCTTTACATCAACATTTCTATACGCTTTATTATCGCCACCTGTAAGACCTCCATCTTGCGAAGGTATCTTTTCTACTGCTTGCAATATTGTATTTATCTCAGCGTCAGTTAAACACTGTTTCAAGTGACATACCTGTGGTACTTGCATTATTCAGACTTTGGTTCAGTCTCAATTAATATTTTTACTTTTTGGCTTTCTGGTACATTAGCATTAATACCAATGTTAGAACTAGCACAACCTGTTATGAGTGCTAAAACAAAAACTGCCATTATAATATTCTTCATTTTATTACCTATATTTGTAGAAAGAATAATATCATGCGTTAAGTTTATTTACAAGATAATGTTGAACGCTATCAGGTATAAGTGCTGTTCCTTTAATCATTCCGTTTATAGCTATTTTAGAAACACCACAGTTTTGCATTAATTCTGTTTTTGATGTTCCAGTTTTTACTATTAATTTGCAAAATACTTTATGATCCATTTCTCTTTAACATACGATTACCAAACCAAAATGCAATTATTGCTGAAAACATACTTTGCGTTTCAATATCCCATGCAGCTACTACACCTTCTAATGGGTCGTCACCTTGCTGTATGGCTATGTAAACCTGTGTAACTTTAACAAAAGCAAACACAGAGAACAATAAATAAGTAATAACTGGGCGTACTGATGCCTGTAATGCACCAATGAATTTAGAGGTATTGTTTTTGGAAAGTTGCTCGGCATGAGCATAAATAGCTTTTGCTTCAGCTATATCGGCTTCTGCATCTAACTCTTGTATTTTATACTTAGACATTTGTTCGGCATATTTTGCCTTTGCCTCAAGCATAAGTAAGTCTTGTTTAAATTTAGCTTTCTTTTCAAAGAAACCTAAAACGCTTGGCAAGAAAGAAGTGCCAAAGCCTAGTAAACTACCTAATAAACTAATCATTTTTTCTTTTTCTTTTTAGTACCCATTTTTTTCATAGCTTTCTTTTTTGGTGGTCTACCTCTTTTAGAGCCATACGTTCCTTTACCATAAGGCATATCTTTCTCCTTTATTTTTTAGATTTACGTTTTCTTTTGGCTTTATTTTTCTTGCTGTTTGGAAAACCAGCTTTCATATTTGCATAAGCCTTTGCAGATATGGTTGACTTTTTCTTAGAACGACTTGTTCCAGCTTTTTTTCTTTTATTTATATTTCTATATAAACTCATATATTGCTCCTACCATTTAGTTTTATTTGCCCAGTAAGCTGCTGACATTTTACCTTTAGCTATATTTTTAGCGTGTCGTGCTTTAAATGATTTTGCTCTTTTTGTCATTGTTTTGTCACCAGTTTTACCTTGCTGACCAAAACGAATTGTTTTTATTTTATTTCCATCTTTAGCAACTACAACATGACTTTTTGTTTTATGTTTAGGAGTGCGTTTTGGTTTATTATATCCGCTTACTCCAGCTCTTGCTAATCTTGGGTCTTTTGCCATAATCACTCCTACGAACAAGTACACATTCTTCTTAATGTATCAAAAACTTTTGAGAATGTCATCTGTTCGTTTTCTAAAGTCATCTGTTGTTCATATATTTTTTTTGTAGATGTAAGGTTTTCAGGTAGCATAAAATGTATAGTACGTTTGTCTAATGCAACTAAAGCTAACATATCGCATTGTACTTTAGATATTGGTGTTTTTTGCCCACCATAATTAGTTTGAAAATTGTATCGTGCAACATTTTTACCACGATCTATATGAGCCTTTTTTGTAGCTTTAACTTGTACTCGTATTGGTTTTTGTTCTAACCATGCTAATAAATCATAACCATCTTTTCCAACAAGGTCATTATCAATCCCATAGCCTTGCAAAACAGAACTAGCTAAAAGTTCTCCTTGCAAACCAATTTTTGTGGACATCTTAGGTAAACGCTATCTTTAACAATAAGCCTATAGATGATGCACTTGCACCAATCATAATGGCTTCTATTCTATACAATCGTCTATCTATAGCCTCATACCTAGTTGAACAAGCGTCAACATGGTCATCAATTTTTTGGTTTACAGTTGCGGTTGTTGGTTTAGGCATGGGTTCTCCTTAGTTATATTTGTTCTACAGAATCGCCAGAGGTATGACTTGCAGCACTTGTCGATGCAGCCCCTCTAGTGCAACCTGTAAGATTTGTTCCATCAACTCCAGTATAAGTAATTTTTTCATCACCTATTTGTACAGTGCCAGATGTTGTAAATGGGTTTGTATTACCAACAGAAATTTGGTTTATAGAGTCATTAATGTTAGATGTAAGGCTATTACTACCTTTAAAATCTGCATTAGCTGACCATGAAGAACCATCATGTTTATATTTCCAACCCCACCAATCTGATTTAGCATCTACATCTGTATGTAATACAGCATTGCTTGAATTGCAATCTGCAATAATTAATTCAGGTGTGCCGCCCTCACTAATTGTTGTTGAGTCTGAACCAATGCTTACAGTTTTACTATCTGTTAAATAATAAAGACTTACATTGGTATCTTTTCTTACTATTGTTTGCATTTGTTTACTCCTTTATGTCTTAACTATTTGCAACTCGGTGTCTGTTAAAGCTACACCTACTTTTTGATTACTGGTAGAAGTTGTTGTAAGAGCTGTATCACTATCTAAGTAATAAGTACTTCCTGCAGTTAACCCAGATTGATTATTGTCTATACTATAATCAAGTTTTGCAGCTACTAAGTTTCCATCTGACGCAGCAAATTGTGCAAAACCATCAAAATTTGTTTTAGTGCTAGCTATTTCATTAGTAACTAATCTAGATGTAGCTACATTACTAGCATCTTCATCTCTAAAAGCTGATATTAATTTATTTTCATCTTCATCAAATCCTACAGTTGCACCATAATTTTGAGAAGTACCACTAAAAGTACTATTTGCACTAACAGTACCTGCAGCTATACTACCTGTTGCATTTCCATCTCCAGAAATTGTTAAATTTACTGCTTTAATGCCTGCGTTTGAACCACAAATTAAAAAGTGAGTATCCGTAGATGTGTCATATACCATTTTCATTGCATATTGAGTATTTGATATTCCAGGTTCAATAATAGAAGAAGTAGTGCGATTAAAGCTAGCATCAAAAGATAGTCTTGCTGCTTGTGTTTTATCGCCATCATTAGCAGCGTGCCAAGCATAGGCTACTACATCATATGTTGAAGTAGATCTATCAGGATCATAGCTTAAAGCAGCTATACTTGGATTATCATATCCTCCAGAACCACCATTATAATCATAATCAGATGACCAAGCAGCAGTATTAGTTGTTCCTCCAGTTACTGTTGCATTTCTAAACTCAACTCTACTTCTTGCATAATTACTATAGTTTATTAAATGTCTATTTATATTTGGTAAATACACAGAAGTATGAGGTCTAAAAGATTCACTACTAGGACTTACTCTAGAACCCCAAGCAATAGTGTTAGTTGTTCCTCCAGTTACTGTTCCTACATAACTTCCCATGTAACCACTATTACTTTGTTCTCTAGCACAAACAAGCACTCTATTTGCTGCTGTATCATATGTAGTATGTACATATTGATGTGTATAACTAGAGCTTATTGTACCTACACTACCAAAAGCAATAGCATTAGTGCCTGCTGTAACTGTACCTACAACATAATCTAAATGACTATCTGCTCCTGCAAAAGCTATTATTATTCTATTTGTATCAGGATCATATGTCATGCCATTTATCTGATGACCTGTACTTGCAGAATTATATACTACAGGCGTTCCTGCTGTAACAGAATCTGTACCTGTTTCAAGAACTACTGCAGTACCATAATTTGAGTTTCCATCTGCAACATATTGAATTACCATTCTATTTGATCCTGTATCATATATAGCACCTAATTGTGAAACCGCTTCACCTGCTTTTAAAACAACTTTATCGCCTGTACTTAATGACGTACCCACAATAGATTTAATCTTACTTGAAGCTACCTCAATAGGACTACCTTTAGTAACAGCACCATCTGCTTCTGCATAAAACTCAAACTCTCTGTCTTCTAGTTGTATTTGAGTAGCAGATATAGCTTTACCTATAAATTCAAAACCTCTTGCATTTCCTGCTAAACCTATAGTGCCTGCACCATTTGTAAAGTATCGAGAACCTACAGTAAGAGAAGAGTGTCCTTCAGATATACCACCAGGTATAACTATTTTACCTGTAGCAGTATCAGATATTGCTTCAGCAGCTATGCCTAGATAATTTCCGTTGTCTAGGGTTGTGCTTGTAGAAGATGCGTAATGTAATACTTGATATTTTAAATCTTTATTTTCAGAATTGTTTTCTTGAAAAATTGTTACTAATGCTTCTTCATCTGTATTATAAACTATATTACCATAAAAAGGTGTTACTGCTGAAGAAATTTCTACTGCTGTGCCAATGCTTGTAACAGCAGTTGTTGAACAAGTAAGTGCATATCTTCTTAGTTTACCACCTGAACCTGTAAGAACTAAATAAGTTTTATTATCTTTTGAATTAAATGCTATACCACCATTACCATTTGGATTTTGTGATTGTATTAATGAACTTTCTGATCCTACTGAAAGTGTATTAGTACCTCCACCAGTAATAGCTATAACTCTTGCATAAGCTCCAGTTGTGCCTACCCCTTTAGTATAAGAAAGAATTGCTCTGTCTAAATTAGTATCATAAGCTAACATAAATCCATTAGAGTCATTATTTGAACTACCATCAACAGTTTGTTCTGCACCAACAGTTATAGCTGAAGTTGATGCAGTAAGAACTCTACCTTTAGTACCTCCTGATGCCATGTAAACAAATAAAATTCTATCAGTATCAGGGTCATATAATATATCATGGTCACTACCACTACTACCATGTGACCTACCTACATTTTCAAGTATAGTTAATTTAGAACTAGCAGTATAGGCACTACCTGTTACTTCTAAAATATTTGCATAATAATTACCATTAGAACTATCTGTGCCATATACACTTTGTTGACCATATATAACGACTACTCTTGATATATCATCAGCATATACTGATTTTGCCCAACCTGCTGCTGAACTTGTATTTAATGTAGTTTCACTACTTGCAAGTGTTATAGTATTGCCACTTACAGTAAACCATCTTGCATATATAGCATTACTTTCATTTGTCCATGTTGCGTGAAATTTACCACCACCTGCACTTACAGTAGAAAAAGGACAGGCTTCAGATTTTAAAACAACAGGTGTACCCCAAGATAAAGTAGCTTCTCCTGAAGTATAACTAGCAGCTGCAGCCGTTGGATAACTACTATTATCTGCATCTCTATATGTAACAGCAATAGCATCAGAAGTGCTTTCGTAAGCTGTTCCTCTATTATTTGATATACCTTTATAACTACCACCAGATGATATACCTACCGCAACTGCACCATCTGTTTCTGTTTCAGTAGTAGTTTCAGCAACTTCTTTTGCTTTACCTGCAGCAGTAAGTACAACTGGTTTTCTAATAGCAATAGCACCATCTGCAACCATATTTACAGTGCCACCTGATGCTAGTCCTGTTAATGCTGATCCATCTACGGCAGGTAGCTTGGCAGAGCCATCTAATTGCACAACATTACTAGCAGATGTTCCAACAGCTTGAGTTGCGGCAGTTCCTAATCCTAAATTAGTTCTAGCTGTACTTGCACTTGCTAAATCTGATAAATTTGATGCTTTAGCTGCTGCATTATCAGCTTTTGTTCCTTGTGCGGCAGTAGCATAATCAGTAGCCGCTGTTGTAGCAGCAGTTCCTAATCCTAAATTTGTTCTTGATGTTCCAGCATTTGCAACATCTGATAAATTGTTAGCACCACTTAAAAATCCACTTGCTGTAAACGCAGCTTGTACCCATGCGTCACCTGATGTCCAAACAAATAATTGATTTGATGATGTATTAAAGTATAAAGCACCAGTAAGAAGTGCGTCACCATCATTATCAACTGTTGGTGCTGAACCTTTTGCACCTAAATATCTGTCATCAAAACTATCATAAGAAGAAGCGGCTGAAGTAGCACTTGAAGCGGCAGCCGTAGCAGAACTTGCACTAGCAGTAGCAGAAGTTGCTGATGCAGTAGCTGAAGTTGCGGCAGCAGATGCTGATGTAGCGGCAGCTGTTGCTGAACCTAATATACCATCAACATATCCTTTTGTTGTTGCGTCACCTGTAGCTGTTGGTGTGTCTAATCCTGTAACTTTATTGCTACCCATAGCAAGGTTGCCAGACAATGTACCACCACTTAGATTAAGTTTTAGTGCGTCAGCAGTATCTACATAAGTTTTTGTTGTAGCGTCATTTGCACTTGATGGTGCTTTTAGTCCACTAACAGTATTTGAATTAGCATTTATATCGCCTGTCATAGTACCACCTGCAAGTGGTAATTTAGCGGCTATTGAATTTGTTACAGTTGTTGAAAAACTAGCGTCATCACCTAATGCTGCAGCTAATTCATTTAATGTGTTTAATGCTGCTGGTGCAGAGTCAACTAATCCTGATACTTCGGTGTCAACATAGCCTTTAGTAGCTGCATCTGTAGAACCAGAGGGCGTGGCAAGTCCTGTAATTGTTTGTGAGGTTGTACTATCCATATCAAGTGTGCCATTTATGGTCACATTGTTAAATGTTGATGTACCACTTGTTGCTGTAACATTACCATCTATTGCACCAACAAATTTAGTATTGGCTGTTATTGTTGTACCTGTAACTGCGGCTGGGGTTGTACCACCTACGACACCATCTACTGTTCCTGTAACATTACCTGTAAGATTACCTGCAAAATTTGTATTAGCTGTAATAACTGTGCCTGTAATAGCTGCAGGAGTATTTGCACCTATAACGCCATCTATATTACCACCACTTACTGTAACTGATGAACCTAAGTTAGCAGTGCTAGAAGCTGATAGGGTTGTAAAAGCTCCTGTACTTGCACTAGAACCACCAATAGGTGTTCCGTCTATTGCACCACCATTAATATCTACTTTAGCTACTACAACTGATCCTGTGCCGTTAGGAGTAAGGTTTAGGTCACCATTAGTATCTAAAGTAACAATAGTGTTACCATCTAGGTGTAAATTGTCTATTTTAAGGGTAGATAATACTTCATTACCTAAATTAAGATCGGCAAGTTGTGACATAAGTTCACGAATAGCATTATTAATATTAGATGGTGCTGTACCTTCAGCAATACTAATACTATTTAAGTCAGTATTATTCGCTGCGGTTGCATCAAACT